TTTGTAGTAGCGCTGGTGCGCTACGCGCTTCTTTGGTTAGGAGATATGTTATGATACCGTTAACTGAAGATGCACAGGGTAGGTTAGATGCTAACCTTCGTTGTGTCCGGGACGGTTGTGAAACCGACCTCACTAGTCCGCTAATAAGCTCACAATACGACGACTGTCGTGATGTGGGCCGTGCGGTTGTTAGTGAGACGGTCTGGCGTGAGTGTCGCTTGAGTCAAGCTCCGCTGTGGCTCCGTGAGAAGGAGGCCGAGCAGCGTGGTAAGATTGGGAGTTACTCGAAAACGTATGGTTACTCGGTCCGACATCCTGTGACGGGTACTGCGTTGAGTGACTCCGTTGAGCGGTACTACCGACCACATGTGTGGGACGTCAGGGGTAGTGAGTGGAAGAGCGCGATTGCGTGGTTGCGTTCGATCGTTGTTCCACCTCGACGCCTTGTTCCATGGTCCGTGGAGCAGGCGGCAGAGTCTTTTGAGGGTAGGACTGGGTTCGGTTTCCCGATCATGTCGTCGAACCCAAAGTACTACAACACCGTTTTCGGAGAGTCCAAGGAGATCTTGAGTCGCCTCGATGGGGAGGTCCTCAAGTATTACGCTATGGTCATCGGTACGAGGAGCGTCCCAACCTCGTTGAACCAACGCGCTAAGTCAAGGGCAATATTCCAATGCCCACGCGTGATTGGAAACCTTGAGAAGATGATCCAAGGTCCGCTCCTGCTTTATCTCCGCGACTTTCCCATGTTTTCTGCATGGGGCGGTCGCCAAGCAGTTGATGTGGCGATGACTAGTATGTTCCAAAGCTCTGATTTACCGATCATCTCCCTCGACTTTGTGAACTTTGACGCGACGGTACCGCAGGGGGCAACCTTTGCGGTATTCAGTGTGTTGCGTGATGCTTTCTCAAAGCCGACGGGTGAGCTGATCGAGTTTCTTTGGAATGCGTTTAGTTCCCTTGGGCTATACACTCCAAACGATTATTACCTACCGGGGACTCGAGACGGTGGTATACCATCTGGGTCAGTGCTCACTAATTTAGTAGGTTCTTTAGTGAACCTGTTAGTGATGCGCTATGCCATCACGGTCGTGGGTGGCCGTTTTGGACATGCTCATGTCCAAGGAGATGATGGTGTTTATTGCACGGATGCAGATCCAGAGGAGTTGTCCGAGGTCCTGTTGAAGGATCTCGGGATGACGATGTCCGTTGAGAAGGGATATTATGATACGGACGAAGTGCACTTTCTACAGATGGTGCATCGTCGCTCGTATTGTAATATGGGCTTGAACGTGGGTGTTCGGCCCATCATGCGCGTCTTGAACGGCATGATGTCTTATGAGCGCTTTAAGTCGGGTTGGAGTGGGTATCTCGATACCCTGCGGTGGATACAGCAATTGGACAACGCCGCGTATCATCCGGCTTTCGAAGCGCTATGTCAGTGGTTTCTAGAGCGTGACCGATATGCCACCTTAGACGTTGAAGGGCTGATCGATCGGGCTGGAGGTCTCCAGCGCGTCGAAGCTGCGTTGGGTGGTGGATTCGCGACTAGTGTGAAGACGGTACCAAAACGTCTGTCCTATTCACTCGCAGCGCGTATGCTGCGATACCTTTCCCGATAGTTTTTCTCCGTTACTCGCCTCGAGGAGGTGGTGTATGAGTGAAGACTCCATCCTATTTTCCGATGATGGTGTCTCTGGCTTTGTTAACCGAGCCGTGGCTGGTGCTTTGCCTTTACTGGCTTACGGACTTGTGGGTGAATTTAGTCAGCTGTTTCTTGCACCACTTACAGCTCAGCTCAGCCTTGGTCTTGGTTTCACTGTGGAAACCCCTTTCTCCCCTAGTCCTGAGGGGTATAGCCTGGGTGACCCCGGTCAAGACCAGAGCATGCAGTGGGGTCCGTTCTTGCGTGGTCAGCGCGTTTTGCCGGATGTGCCTATTCGTTCGCACACCACAGGGATTATCGACTATGGTGTCCGCCATGGTTGGCCTTTTGCTGTGGAGGCGGAGGAGTTAGTGCATCCTGGTCGAACGGAGCTGATAGCGCGTGAGCGCGTCGAAGGCGAAGAGGGTAAGTCGAGTGCCCTTGATCATTCGGCAATTAGTTCTGTTTCTTTACAAGGATGTGAACCTAACTATGCGCAACAGATCACGGCGCCGCCGTCGCACACGAGGCAATGGTGGTCCCTTGGGGAATTGGCAGACTCCTTGTGGCTATATTAGTACCGCAACCGGCGGTACATTACAAGCCACTGAAACATATGGCCATGTGGGGAATTCACTAGATGTACCCACCCAGAATGGTCAGATGTTGGGAGTGGTGCTAGCTGCGTGTGTAGCACCCTCACCGACTGCCATGACTGGTCAGTTTGGTGAGTTCCATATCACCGGGGCTGTAATTGATGTAGCGGTTGGCGAGGTCCCTGATGACCACGCCTCTGTGTTGTCTTTCGGGTTGTATGTTGCGACGTACGACCCGATAACGATGACATATGACCTCCGATCCCCAGCGTTTGGATTGGAGGCTCAAGGTGATGATTGGATTCACCTCCGCTCGGTGTGTGTGAGTGTTCAAACTTATGGCACAACACCAAAGACAGTTCCGGGGGTGGTTTCGATTCCACTATCGATCCCACTAAATCTGCGCCTCAAGTCCAATGAGGCGTTGATCTTTGCCCTGGGAGACTCAAGTATCGGGTCCAGCACGCTTTCTATGGGTGTGCGTGTGAACGCACGTACACGGATCCGACGAGTTGCTTAAACTGTTACGCTCAG